TCGTCACTTTGCTGACGGAATGAAAGATTTATTTAAACTTGTAAACTCACTTGTTATCAAACACCAAGAAGGTCAAGACATGATGAGACTTAACAACGAGTTTATTCCTATTGATCCTAGGTATTGGGATGCTGACAAAGACATGGTAATTAATGTTGGTATTTCTAAAAACTCTGACGAAGAAAAGTTCCAAGTCTTAACAACTATGGCGCAAAAGCAAGAACAAATATTACAAACATTAGGCCCTAACAATCCTTTGGTTAATTTACAGCAGTATGCAAACACTCTAACTAAAATGATTGAGATGGCTGGATTTAAAGATGCAACAACATTTATAAATACAACCGTACCTCCTATGCCTCCGCAACCACCAGAAGCATCTAAACCTTCTCCAGAAGAAATGTTGGCACAAGCCGAAGCAATGAAGGCACAGAACTTAGCACAAAAAGCTATCATTGATGCAGAGACAGATAGAATGAAAATCATTATGGATGACGACAGAAACCGTGATGAACATGAAGCCGACTTAAAACTTAAGATTGCAGAACTACAAGCTAAGTATGGCGCACAAATAAATGTAGCAGAAATAAATGCAATCATGGAAAGAGATAGAGAAGCGATTAGACAGGTAGCAAAAAACCAATCGCAGGGAATGTTTACTAATGGCAATAACCCACCAATCGGATAAGATTTACGACTTAGAATTTCTTGACGGAGATTTTATCTATGTTGGATCGGACATAAAAGCTAAGAGCCTGGAAGAAGCAAAAAGAGTGGCAAGGATATTTTTACAGATACCACACGACTCTGAATTAATATCTTCTAAGGTAACTTTAATACACTAATGAAAAAATATTTAATTAAAACATGGAAATGGATTGACTCTTTAATGAAGCCAAAAAAAATTATTAAGAAAAGAGGAAGACCAAGGAAAAAGAAATAATGGCACAAAAAATAAATAAAGATTTTTTAAATACTATGGGCATATTCCCATCTGATATGGTTGAATACCTACCACTAAGCGCACAAGAGTTTTTTCAAAACGCACAAAAAATTAATGGTAATTTCTACCTACCCAAAGAAGAGGCATTTGGTTTATTAGTAGAAGCACAGGCAGAAAAGATGGGTAGACAGGCGTTGCGTAACGATCCTCATGGTAGAGGTTTTCATGGTGGTAATCCAGAATATAGACCAGCTCTAACTCCTGACCCTGAAGAAATACGAGGCAGACAATTTAGAGGGCCAAATGATGTATATGGCTCTCAACCAAAGATTTTTAGAAGTGTACTGCCATTCACAGATGAAAAATCATCACCTTTATTTTATGGCAAATACTCATCTAAGGGCGTAGGATTTACAGAACCAAAAAAACAATACACTCCAGTCGATTCTGAAAAAGATAGATTTTTTGGAACATACGACCCAACATACGATGAAATATTATTAATTGGAGATAATCAGCAAAGAGAATCAGAATACCCTGATGTTTTTAAAAGTCGCGCGGATGAAACTGAAGCACATGAGTATATGCACAGAGGAATGGGACGTAACTTACCATTACTAGTTAGAGGTTTAAAAAAATTGTATGGAGAATCTCCTATACCACCAGGACTAAAAAATTTAGCTGGTTTGTTAAGTCCTGCTCTTAAACATCATCATGATTACATAGATAAATCTTTTAGAAATTTAAGTCCTTATGTGCAAATTGAAAAAAGATTAGAGAATCATTTAAAAACAAAAGAACAAATAAATATTATGAAAGATATGGATAAGTTTGATAAAGATTTACATATAAGCGAAGAGCGAATGAAAATGTACAAAGAGTTAGAATCTTAACTATGGCAATAACTTATAGAGGCGAAAGATTCTCTGGTTATAACAAACCCAAGAGAACACCTAGTCATAAAACTAAATCACACGCTGTTCTAGCAAAGGTTGGAGATGTCATAAAACTTATTCGCTTTGGTCAACAAGGTGTTAGCGGTGCTGGTAAAAATCCAATGACTGCTAAAGATAAAGCAAGGAAGAAATCATTTAAGGCAAGACACGCCAAGAATATTTCTAAAGGTAAACTGTCTGCTGCTTATTGGGCGGACAAAGTAAAATGGTAAGGAGATACTATGTCACTATATGAAAATATAAATAACAGAAAGAAAAATAAAACAAGTAGAACTAAAAAGAAATCTACTATCACTAAGAAAGCCTACGCAAATATGAAAGCTGGGTTTCCTAAGAAGAAGAAGAAATAATGAAAGGCGTTAAACATTACAAAAGAGACGGAACTGAACACAAAGGTAATTCTCACAAAATGCCTAACGGACATTTACATTCTAATAAAAATCACACTGCAACAAGTGTAAGGCTATTTCATTTTAACGAGTTAAGTGAAACAGCTAAGAAAAAAGCTAAGTCTTAAAAGTAGATTGTCTTACTTGCTTGGTAAATATTTAGAATGGTCTTTTAAAAGAAAAGCAGAAAAACTTAACAAGCATTTGCATGAATATAAAAACAAAGAAACAAAGAAAACAGACAGTTAATTCTTTGGCTAAAATACAACAACTATATAAAAATAAAAATGATAGAAAAACTAATAAAACCAGTAAGCGAACTTCTTGATAAGTTCATTCCAGATGCAGACACAAAGCAAAAGATTGCACATGAAATTGCAACCATGTCTGAAAAGCACGTTCACGAAATTGCTAAAGCACAAATAGAAGTAAACAAACTTGATGCTAAAGGCGACTGGTTTCAATCATCATGGCGACCAGCTACAGCATGGATTTGTGTATGTGGTTTTGCCGTAAACTTTTTAATCAGTCCACTCGCTGCTCCATTTGGTATTGTCGTACCACAAGCAGACACATCAACTATGCTACCCGTACTCATGGGTATGCTTGGTCTTGGTGGATTAAGATCATACGAAAGGGTCAAAGGCGTAGGGAAATAATGTCTTGGGTAAACTTTAAAGAAGAAGAGTTTTCTTGCAAACACTGTGGTAAAAATGGTATTTCACACGAACTAATAAATAAGTTACAATCACTAAGAACAGAGCTGGGTTTTCCCTTTATTATAACTTCTGGGTACAGGTGTGAAGACCACCCAATAGAAGCAAAGAAGAAAACTCCAGGAACTCATGCAGAAGGCCTAGCAGCTGATATATATGTAAGAGGAGATAAAGCTCTACAAATAGTATCGAAAGCTAGAGATTATGGATTTACTGGTATTGGCGTAAACCAAAAAGGCGACTCTCGATTTATACACTTAGATATTTCAGAAGAAAAACCAAACAGACCAAGACCACACATTTGGAGTTATTAATGGACAACCCTATTTTATTTTGGAACGCAATCATTACGTTAGTATATGTTCCTATCATCTATAGTATCCGTACTAACGCGGCAGATGTTAAACGAGTTGAAATACTTGTTAATAAAACCAGAGAAGAAATCCCAACACGCTACGCAACCAAACAAGACCTCCATTTAGACATGCAAAGAATTTTCGACAGATTAGACAAATTAGACGAAAAAATTGATAAACTAATAGCTAACTAGGAAATAATTATGACAATAGCATTTGACCCAGAAGAATATATCGCAGCATTAGGCGACCTAACACCTATAGTCGATCAACCTGGAGGCTACCAAGGAACGATTGATATTCTAAATCAATTTGCAGGTAACAAGGGTAGTGGTAGTTACAATATTCCTAATGGTGGATTTGCTATACCAACAACAGTATCTCCTTTTTCAAGTGGATTAAACTATGCCCAATCAATAGCTGGTGGCCAAAACGTACCTGGCATGATTGCACCAGGTGTAAGTTATTCATCCGCAATGCCACAAGGATTTACACAAGCAGACTTAAACGGAACACCACCTCCACCTCCACCTGTATACAAAGAACCTGATGACCCTAGCTTTTTTGGAACTGGTATCGGTGGCGTAACAATACCTGGTGGCAGAAGAGACAAGATGCCTCCACTAAGAAACATCTTTGGTGATTTAGGTGGCGGTAAAAGTGGCCCAGGATATGACTCTATTGGTATGCCTACTGTTGGAAATGGGCCAGGTTTTTTTGATCCAAACTATTCTTTAGATAAACTAAATATTGACAAATACAGAACCAAAGTCCCCGCAGAGCAAGAGGTACAAGTACCACCACAAGAGTTTAACATCGAGCAGATTCGTCAAGATATAGCTGATTCAGGAATAGACTTTACTAACCTGTTTGGTTTGCCACAAGCACCAGACTTGTCACAGTTCGTAACTAAAGATGACTTGCCTACTGGTAGAGACTTTTCTATAGAAAATTTAGATCTTCCAGATTTCAATGAGTTTGCATTAAGAAAAGATTTACCTGTTTATCAAGAGCCAGACTTATCAGGATTTGCAAGAATAGAAGATTTGCCTACATTTAACCCAGATGAACTTAAACAAGATATCTTAATGTCATTACCTGAACAACAAATGCAAGACTTATCTGGTTTTATGACTCAAGATGATATTAACAAAGCTATAGCTGGAATTAATATGCCAACTTATGAACAACCAGATTTATCTGCGTATGACACAAGACTAGCTGATTTAGAAAAAACTTTACTATCATTACAACAACCAACTGGCAGAAGTTTTTCAATAAATCAACCACAAGTAAGAGGGTTATTTTAAATGCCATCACAAGAAGATATCTTAAATTCAAACGAAGCAGATTTAATTCTTAACGCTGAAACTTTTACAAACGCAATCGAAGAACTTAAAAATGAATACATAAATTTATGGTTATCATCTAAGCAAGATGATATAAGTAAAAGAGAAAATTTACACAAAGCAATCAAACTATTACCAGAAGTCGAAAGACATCTACGCATTATAGTAGAGAAGGGTATTATCACAAAAGCTCAATTAGGAAGATTGCACAAAGTTGTGTAAAATTTAGATAAGTATTGTTAAAATATTACTTTACATTTTTAAGGAATGATTATGACCAACAACGCAAAGCCGATTGGTTTACAAACAAACATGCAAGAGACAGAACAATCTTTTGAAAGTTTTTTGACTCCATCGGAACAACCAGAAAACGAAATAGAAGAACAGGCATCGGAAGAGCTAGTCAACGAAGATGAAGTTATCGAAGATAACGAATCTTACGAAGAAGAGCTTGAAGCAGATGTATATGAAGACGAACCTCAAGAAGATCAAGTAGAAGAAGAGGAGTCCGAGCAACCACAGCTATATACAATTAAAGTAGATGGCGAAGATACAGAGGTCACGCTTGAAGAACTCCAAAACGGATACAGTCGCCAAAGAGATTATACGAGAAAAACTCAAGAGTTAGCTCAACAGCGAAAAGCTATTGAAGCACAACAACAAGAGGTTTCTCAAAAAGACGCAATTTATTCACAGTTGTTACCAAAGATGGAATCGACTTTGAAAGGCGAGTTAGAAAACGAGCCAGATTGGAATGCACTTTACGAAGCAGACCCTATTGCTTATGTCCGTGAAAAAGACATCTGGAATGAGAAAAAGCAAAAGTTACAAGCCGTACAAGCTGAATCACAAAGACTGCAACAAGAGTCTCATGTAGCACAGCAACAAAAACTTCAACAGTTTTTACAGTATGGTCAACAACAGCTGCTTGAACAAATACCAGAATGGCAAGATAACGAAACGGCATCAAAAGAAAAGATGTCAATTCGTGATTATGGTGTTAATGTTTTGGGGTACACACCTCAAGAGATGGACAGCGTTTATGACTACCGAGTTTTACTTGGTTTAAGAAACGCATGGCTACAACATAAAACACAACAAGCGACTAAAGTGAAACCAACTGAAAAGAAAGCGGCAGCTCGAACCGCTCGACCTGGCACTTCAAACGTACCTAAGACAACAACTCCTGTGAAAAGAGCGCGTCAAAAATTAGCTAAGACTGGAAAGGTTCAGGATGCAGCTAAATTATTTGAACAATTAATATAAACTTTTAAAACATAGGAATTAAATATCATGGCAAAAGTAACAAACGCATTTGATACGTATTCAGCGACTTCTGATAGAGAACAGTTGAGTGACGTAATTTATAACATCTCACCACAAGCTACTCCATTTATGAGTGCTATTGGTAAAAATTCAATCAAGAACGTAGTTTTCGATTGGCAAACAGAAACTCTACCAACTGTTGATGCAGCTGGTGAACTAGAAGGCTTTAGATTAGACGGAGCTACTTCAGCTTCTACTGCTACAACTAGAGTTAGTAACGTTGCAATGATCTCTTCAAGAGATGCAACTGTATCTGGTTCTCAACAAGCATCTGACCCAGCTGGTAAGAAGTCAGAAATGGCTCATCAATTAGCTATTATGGCTAAAGCATTGAAAAGAGACATGGAAACAGCTCTCTGTCAAAATGGTGGTAAAACAACTGGTAACGCAACAACAGCTAGAAAAACTGGTGGCTTTGAGTCTTGGATAAAATCCAATTACAGTAAAGCAGCATCAGGCGCACCTACTGGTGGTGGTACAGCTCCAACAGACGGAACTCAAAGAGCTTTAACTGAAACTTTGCTTAAAGCAGTATTACAATCTTGTTTCACAAACGGTGGAGAGCCTTCAATGGCAATCTGTGGCCCTGTAAACAAGCAGAAAATATCTGGTTTCACAGGTAGAACTAACTCAAGACAAATGGTTGATGCAAACACAGTAGAGGCTTCTGTTTCTATTTATGCTTCAGACTTTGGTGAGTTAAAAATCGTTCCATCTAACTTCAGTAGAGAAAGATCACTATTATTAGTTGATCCAGACTATGCTAAAGTTTCTTTCCTAAGAGACTTTAAAACAGTTGATATCGCTACTGTCGGGGATGCCCAAACTAAGATGATTGTGACAGAATATGGATTAGAAATGAGCAACGAAGCTGCTCACGGTATAGTCGCAGATTTAACAACTTCATAAGTTAGTTAGAATTCAGGGAGAGCTTCGGCTCTCCCGCCCTTATTTAATATGGCAACAAAACGTACAATCACAGACCATAAAACTGGTTATAAATCAGAGTTCATTACCGAAGATGACAAGCTGGTTTATCATACGACTCAAGATGTTGCTCCCGTCATTGACCACGTCAAGAAACTAAGAGACAATACACTTAAGCCTGGAAAAGATATGCGACACATTGCTGAAGTCCCTATGGTGATTTGGCAAAAAGCATTACGCGAAGGCTGGTCAAAAGATAGAGCTAAATGGAAAAAATGGCTTAACGACCCAGATAATAAAGTATTTAGAACTTGGCAAGGTAAAGTATGACATATGCAGAATTAAAAACAGCGATAGCAAATTATCTAAATAGATCAGATTTAACCTCTGACCTAGATACATTTATTGATAATGTCGAAGCAGAACTTAACAGAAGGTTAAGAACCAAGGACATGATTAAAAGAGCAACTGCTACAGCTGACTCACAATATTTAACAGTTCCAACAGATTGGATAGAGGCAATTAATGTAGAAATTACATCAAACGATTTCAGTCCTTTATTCCAACAATCTATAGAGTCCTTAGATGTCTATAGAAAATCAAACAACAACTCTGTAGGTCAACCAGTTTACTTTGCAATGGTTGATGACTCTATAGAATTAGCACCAACTCCTGATGGAGAATATACCCTACAGCTAACTTACTATGCTAAAATATCTGCATTAAGTGATACCAATACAAGTAACTTTGTATCAGTCTCGCACCCAGATGTTTATTTATATGGTGCATTAAAACACGCTTCTATCTTCTTAATGGAAGATGAAAGAATACCAATGTTCACTCAACAGTTTGAGAAGGCATTAGAAGAAATGAGACTCGAACAAGAGAAAGCTGCATTTGGTAAAGGTTCTTTAATGATGAGAAGAAGAACTTACGGAAAAAAACAAAAAAGAAATTATTACTACGGTAATTAATAAAGGAGAATAGAATGGCTGGATTTTCAAATTATTTAGAAAACAAAGTTGTTGGTCATGTATTTGGTGGATCAGCCTATACAGCTCCATCAACATTATATGTAGCATTATATACATCAGCACCAAGTGATACTGGTGGCGGAACAGAAGTTTCTGGCGGAGCTTACGCAAGACAAACAGCAGCTTTTACCATATCTGCTGATACAGCATCAAACACATCAGCTATAGAATACCCAACAGCTACAGCCGATTACGGTACTGTTGTTGCAGTGGGTGTTTTTGACGCTTCATCATCTGGTAACTTACTTGCTTATGGTAACTTAACTACAAGCAAAACTGTTTCTAATGGAGATGTATTTAGATTTAATGCGGGTGCTATAGACATAACTGTAGCTTAATAACATGGCTTCAGTTGGCTATGGTTTTGGTGGATACGGTAAATCTTACTGGGGAACACCACAATTTGAATTAGCTGAAAGCTCAATCACAGCAACATCAA